TGACAACGCACAGGAAGCCTTCACAGCACGTTACAACCACGAGACTATCGCCCTTGGCTTCTCCATCACGGAAGAAGCTGTGGAAGATAACTTGTACGACAGCTTGTCTGCTCGTTACACGAAGTCTTTGGCCCGTGCCATGTCTTACACCAAGCAAGTTAAAGCCGCATCCGTTATCAACAACGGTTTCAACGGCGCATACTTGGGCGGTGACGGCGTCACTTTGTTCGGTAACAACAGTTCTAGCGCTCGCGTTGGTCACCCCCTCGTTAACGGTGGTGTGAACTACAACAGCCCAACAGTTGGTGTTGACTTGAACGAAACTTCCTTGGAAAACGCTGTGATTCAGATCGCTGCGTGGACTGATGAACGCGGTCTGTTGATCGCCGCCAAGCCCCGTAAGATGATTGTTCCCCCATCACTGATGTTCGTTGCCAAGCGTTTGCTTGACACTGAACTGCGTGTACAAACTTCTGACAACGACATTAACGCGTTGAAACAGATGGGCGCAATCCCTGAAGGTTACACAGTTAACCACTACCTGACCGACACAAACGGCTGGTATTTGATTACTGATGTGCCTAACGGCATGAAGCACTTCGAGCGTATCGCCTTGCAGAACAGCATGGACGGTGACTTCGATACAGGTAACGTTCGTTACAAAGCCCGTGAGCGTTATAGCTTCGGCTGGTCTGATCCTCTCGGTATGTGGGGTTCAGCAGGCGCTTAATGCGTTTGTGAAAAGGGGGGCTTGTGCCCCCTTTTCTTTTGGTGTATATTGACTTCATTCCGGGCTTATCCGGTGCATTGAACAGTCCCGGCTGACGACATACAGATCAATGCACTTAACTTGTATGTAAGGAAAAATCATGGCAAATTCCACGTTTAACGGCCCAGTACGGTCGCAGAATGGCTTCCAATCAATCAGCATTAACAGCACTACAGGTGCCGTTACAGTTAACGCTACATTCGGTGCTGCTACCAGCGTTACAGATTTGACAACTACAAATCTGGTTTTCACCGATCAAAATCACCCCACAAAAGCCGCGCTTACCGCAACGGCTACCCTCACTGCAGCGCAAGTTGCAACTGGCTACATCACAGTAACTTCAGCCTCTGCTGTAACTCTCACACTGCCTACAGGCACATTGCTTGGCGCGGCTCTTGGTGCGACCCAAGGTACTGTGTTGGAGTTGTACATTGACAACACCGCAAGCACAAGCTCAGGCGCTGTGACTGTGGCCGTAGCTACAAACGGTATCTTGTCTAGCGCTGCCGCTGACACCCCCGGTAGCTTTGGTGATTTGACAATTCCTGTTGGTGCAACAGGTTTGGCTCGTTTCACCATCATGTTCTCTAGCGCAACAGCGTACGTGTTTACCCGTACTGCCTAATCAACCCAAGGGGCTTCGGCCCCGTTTTTAAAGGAGATTGATTATGACGATGCAATATGATGTAAAACAAGGGCACCTAAACCAAAGCGGTTTTTTTGTTCTTGCACGTAACCGTGTAAAAGGCGTTTCTTTTTATGGTGGTGGCGGAACTTTAGTTTTGTTTGATACAACTGTAGCCCCAGTAACTTCAAGCGTAACTTATGGCCGTAGTGGTACGACTGTAACTGTGACTAAAACTGCTCACGGTTTGTCTACGGGTAATGTTGTTGGTATTCACTTTGTTGCTGGTTCAGGCGGAGCTGCCACAGATGGTAACTACACAATTACTAGGACAGGCGCTGACACGTTTACGCTTACGGACATCAATACTGGAACTATTACAGGTTCTCCAGCAGCGCTTTATGTCAGTGGCGTAAATCGTTGGTTACTCACTTACGAAACGCACGCAACAGACGAGTTTCAGAATGCCCCCCTTATCCCCGGCGAAGGCGTATTGGCATTGAATGGAATTTATGCCTATATGAGCGGTATTGACGGGGCGCAGGTCTATTATGGCTAAGTCACCAGCATGGCAACGCAAAGAGGGGAAGTCCGAGAAGGGCGGCTTGAACGCCAAGGGCCGGGCTTCCTACAACAAGGCAAACCCCGGCAAGCCGGGCCTGAAGGCTCCACAGCCCGAGGGCGGCAAACGCCGCGACTCTTTTTGCGCCCGTATGGAAGGCATGAAGAAGAAGCTGACCGGAGAGAAGGCCAAGAAAGACCCGAATTCCCGCATCAACAAGAGCCTGCGGGCTTGGAATTGCTGATATGAACGAAATTGAACTAACAGATCGTGAAGAAGCCATTGCCCGTAAAGCGGCAAAGATGGCCATCGAAGAGATGTCTGGCGAGTTCTACAAAATGGTTGGTAAGACTGTTGTAGAAAAAGCTTTGATTTGGATCGGTTTGTTGGTTGTTGGTTTTGTGTTTGGCAAAGGCTGGATCATTAAGGTTTGACATGCCTAGCACTAGCAAAAAGCAACACAATTTCATGGCGGCTGTGGCTAATAACCCAAAGTTTGCCAAGAAAGTAGGCGTCCCACAGTCTGTGGGCAAAGATTTTACAACTGCGGACAAAGACCGCAAATTTTCTAAAGGTGGATCTACCATGGCTACAAAGAACAACGGCATCACAACTGCCAAAATGGGCAAAGTGCGCACAGCCGCCCCTAGCAAAGACGGTATTGCTTCCAAAGGCAAAACCAAAGGCACCATGATCTCCATGAAGGGTAGCACCCCTCTGGGCATGAAAGCTGGCGGCATGAAGAAGATGGCTTACGGCGGCAAAGCCTGCTAAACCATGATGGCGAGTCGCGGTATGGGGGATATTTCCCCCTCTAAAATGCCCACGGGCAAGCGTAAGGCTCGTCGTGATGACACCGACTTCACCCAATACAAAGAGGGTGGGAAAGTCAACGCCGCTGGCAATTACACAAAGCCAAGTCTTCGCAAGAGGATTGTGTCGCAAGTAAAAGCCGCAGCAACGCAGGGTACTGGTGCAGGTCAGTGGTCAGCGCGTAAAGCTCAGCTAGTTGCCAAGAAGTACAAGGCGGCTGGCGGGGGTTACCGAGATTGAAAGCGCCTCAGAAATCATTGAAGGATTGGGGCGACCAAAAATGGAGAACCAAAAGTGGTAAAAAATCTTCTGACACGGGTGAAAGATACCTTCCAAGCGCTGCGATTAAAAGTCTCAGCCCTGCTGAGTACGCTGCGACGACCAAAGCCAAACGCGCAAGAAAAGCCGCCGGAAAACAATTCGTAAAGCAACCCAAAACAATTGCAAAGAAAACGGCAGGATTTAGATGACTACTTCAGGACTCACCTCGTTTAACCTCGACCTCAATGACATGGTCGAGGAGGCTTTTGAACGGGCGGGTTCTGAGCTTCGCACGGGTTACGACCTGCGTACGGCGCGTCGTTCGCTTAACCTACTCTTTGCGGACTGGGCAAATCGTGGCATCAACATGTGGACGTTTGAGCAGAACACCATTACGTTGGCGCAGGGGCAACCTACCTATGCGCTACCGGATGACACAGTTGATCTGCTTGACCATGTCATCAGAACAAACGCCAACGTGACCAATAATCAGGCCGACCTGACGATTACGCGGATCAGCATGCCCACGTATGCCACCATCCCAAATAAATTGATCCAAGCGCGTCCTATCCAAGTTTGGATACAGCGTTTGAGTGGTAACTCCAACGTGTTGGTGGGCACTGTGCAGGCAACAACTTCTGCCACTGCTACGACCATCCCAATCACATCGCTTGAAGGCGTGCCAACAGCCGGATTCATCCGCATTGGTACAGAGTTGATTGCATACAACGAAACAACTCCCGCAGACGGTGCTACGCCCGCATACTTGCTCAACTGCGCCCGTGCGCAAGAAGGTACTGCGGCGACGTTGACCGCAGGTGCGGCTATCAGTTTGGTTCAAAAGAACAGTATCACTGTGTGGCCAACCCCTAACGCTGGAACAACTTACCAGTTTGTCTACTGGCGCATGCGCCGTATTCAAGACGCTGGTGGTGGCACCAAAACCATGGATGTGCCGTTTCGTTTTGTGCCCTGTTTGGCCGCTGGTTTGGCTTACTACATTGCGCTCAAAGTTCCTGAAGGACTCCAGCGTTTGGACGTGCTGAAACAGCAGTACGACGAGGCTTGGGATCGCGCCGCAGGCGAAGACCAAGAGAAAGCGGCTGTTCGCTTTGTGCCCCGTCAGATGTTCATTGGGAGCGGCACGTAAATGGGCAATCGTTTTTCGTCCGGCAAGAACTCCATTGCGGAATGCGACCGCTGTGGGTTTCGCTTTAAGCTGCACGAATTACGTAAAGAAATTATCAAGACTAAGAACTACAATCTCTTGGTCTGCTATATATGTTGGGATCCGGATCAGCCGCAGTTGCAGTTGGGTATGTACCCAGTGGATGATCCACAAGGTGTGCGTGATCCGCGTCCCGACTTGAGCTACTACCAGTCTGGTAACACAGGCTTGCAAATTTTGTTGACAAACAGTTCAGCCAAAGATGCGGCTGGCTTGCCGTCAGAAGGTAGTAGGGTCATCCAGTGGGGTTGGAACCCTGTGGGTGGGGCTAGATTTTTTGATGCAGCGCTAACACCAAACTACTTGTTGTTAGGCGTACAAGTTGGTACAGTAACGATACAGATAGGAGCCTGAAATGGACAAGAAAGATTTAGCGCAAGATAAAAAGACTGCGGCCAAGGCTGTGCACAAGCATGAAAAAGCTATGCACCCCGGCAAGCCCATGACGAAAATGAAGGCTGGCGGTAAGACCAACAGCGACATGCTGAAGTATGGCCGCAACATGGCTAAGATCATGAACCAGCGCTCTGTTGGTCGTGGAGGCTAAGATGGCTACATACAAGCAACCCACAAAAAAACCCACTGTTGTAGTGGGCGAGATGCCGGTCAAGGAAGCTTTGAAAGCCAACATGTCGTTGGCCAACGAGCGTAGCAATCCCTATCCCGGCACAAAAACGTCTGGCATCAAAATTCGCGGCACAGGTGCGGCGACTAAAGGTGTGATGGCCCGAGGCCCGATGGCATGAATTACACTGCACTCAGCAACGCTATTCAAGCGTACACGGAGAATACCGAAGCGGACTTTATCGCTGAGATACCCGTGTTCGTTCAGCAAGCTGAGCAGCGTATTT